AAAATATTTTGACAGTGTGGAGGCGCTGAGAGAGGAGTTGGAATATGGCGCGATTGACCTATCAGGACGCTGATGGCAGCTGGGGGCTGCATGGTGTGAGCTGGGACCAGCTGGCTGCATTGCCGCCTAGGGTGTATGGTGCGTTGGTCAAACTGCGGGACCTGGAGGCCCGCATAGAGATGGAGACCGGGGATGCCCCGGCAGAGATAGAGGGAGGAGGCGAGACATCATGGATCCAGCAGAGATTTGTGCGAGTGATCTAACGCAGCAGGTGATGGTGATCCAGCTGCCACGAGGAGACCGGGCCGAGTCGGATCTGTCGGCGTACCGGGACTATGTGGTGGAGTCGCTGTCCCAGGGCGTGCTGGTTCTGGGCTCCGGAACCACCTGGGCGGTGGAGACCGTCCCAAGTCTGGGCGGGGTTCAGATCCAGCGGGATTCCGGGATCCTCCGGGCCCACAGCGTCCCGGAGCCCAAGGCGGATCCAAAGCCGGACCGGCCGAACCCGTGGCGGGAGAAGAAGGAGGTTCTGGACCGGCTCCAGCAGTACCGCCAAGTGGGCGGCCTGGGCTGTCTGGAGGCGGTGGCAATCCAGTGCGGCGGAGATCTCACGGCGGACAAGCTGCGGGGCGTTCTCACCGGAGCTGAGAAACTACCCATTGAGCAGTGGCGGCTCATCCGCCGGGCCCTGGACCAGCTGGAGGAGGGCGGAGATGAGTAAGGCAATCAAGCACATCAAGGCCGGACTGCTCCACATTGAGGTTATTGGGACGATCCCGGACCGGCCGCCCGGCAGGCAGGGGCGGGCGGCCCGGAGCCAGGCCACCTCTCCGGCCCAGCAGTTTTACAATGACAAGTGCTCCTGGCGGGAACTAGAGCTGGTGGTGGCGGCCAACTTCGGCCGCCGGGCTTTGGTCCTGACCCATACCTATGATGATGACCACCTGCCGGAGAGCAAGGACGCGGCCAATCGGTACTTTGCACGGTTTATCCGCAGGTTCCGGGCGGCCCGCAAAAAACGGGGCGCGGAGCTGCAATATATCTATGTAACAGAGGGGTACCACGAAAAACGGGCCAACGACTGGCTGGTGGAGGACGGGACCCTGGAGGACCGGAGGATCCACCACCATGTGGTCATCAATGCCACGGATGTGGATGATCTGGAGGAGATCCGGAGTCTGTGGCAGGGCGGCGGGTATATCCGGGCGGAACCGCTGGATGTCCACTATTATCGGGAGCTTGCCAAGTATATGACCAAGGAGGCCCGGGAGTTTGGCCGGCCCAAGCCCGGAGAGCGGACCTGGCGGTGCTCGCGGAATCTCCGCCGGCCGGAGATCGAGTACATTGAGATCCCAAGCGACAGCGTTACCCTGACGCCGCCATACGGAGCGGTGGACTACGAGCCCTTCTGCGAGCGCAATCCATACGGATACGGGGACTGCATCGGGGCGCGCTATCTTATGTTTCCTGTGAGGGAGCAGGCCGAATATACCTATACGCAGCCCAGGCAGCGGAAACGGCCGCCACCTAATAATTTTTTGCCTTGAAACCAGTCTTAATAATTCGTCCATGGTGGAGAAAAGGAGGAAAAGCCCTTGAAGTGTGGACCGAAACCTGATAGAATATTCCCAGTGAAAGGCGGATATGTTCTGTGCCCGAAGTGCTTGGAGTCCGGTCTCCGGAATAAGCTCCAGGAAGCGCCGCCGGACATGAAAGCCATCCGGTTGCGGCTGTACTGCCGACAGTGCAAAAGCCGGTACATCGTGAATATCGCAGAGGGCCAGTGTCGAGAGGACCAGAGCTGATGATCTACCCAGTGGGGGATCGTTGGCTCTGGTTTTTTGTTTTGCCCGGAGGTGATAGCCCGTGGCCATGACGCCGCTCAGGCCCTGCCGGCACCCAGGCTGCTCAGCCCTGACCCGGGAGGGCTACTGCCAAAAACACAAGCCCGCCAGGGCCCCACGCCGGGCCTCGGCGGAATACCACAGCTGGTACAGCCTGCCCATCTGGACGGAGGACCTGCGACCGGCACAGCTGCTGCGGGAGCCGTTCTGCCGCGCCTGCGCCGCCCAGTATCCGCCTGGAGATCCCAGGCACCGCACCAGGGCCACGGTGGTGGACCACATCGAGCCCCACCGGGGTAGCTGGGCCAGGTTCATCGACCCGGCCAACCACCAGAGCCTGTGCAAGCGCCATCACGACCAGAAAACGGCCCGGGAACAGGCCGCAAAACGGCGAGAAACGGGGCACTGATTTGGGGCGCCGTGAGAGAAAATGCGGCGACGCTCGGGCGCGGGCACCTGGACGTGGGTGCCTGTGGGCGCGCCCAGGGAGGCCGAAGGCCTCACCACCTCCCCCCCGGGGGAGGAAACTTTTGACGGGAGGCGCCCCAGACCGTATGCAGCCCTCGGTGAGGGATTTTTTCCCCACGGGGCAGAAACGCGAAAGGAGATGAGACCATGCCAGGACCCAGACAGAGGCTGAGCGTGCTGGAGGCCAACGGCCGCAAGCACCTGAGCAAGGCTGAAAAGGCCGAGCGGGCGGGGCAGGAGGTTACGCTTCCGAAGCCTGCAAAAATGAAAGTACCCAGGTGGCTGCCGGAGCATCTGAAAGCTGACTTCCGCGCCCTGGCCAAGGAGCTGCTGGAGGCGGACATGGGGGCGGCCCAGCTGGACCGGGACACCCTTGGGCGCTATGTGGCGGCTCAGCACCAGTTCACGGCGGCCTGCCGCATGGTGCAGGACGCCCTGGACCAGGAGGACCCGGACCTGGTGAACAAATGGACCAAGGCCCAGAAGGCCTATTTCGACCAGGCCAGGGCCTGCGCCAACGACCTGGGGCTCACCATCACCAGCCGGTGCCGCCTGGTATTGCCGGAGGGCACCCGGAAGCCGGAGGAGAGCGAGTTTGAACGCCTGATGCGGGAGAAGCGGGAGCGGATGCAGCGTGCCTGATACCATTTGGCTCACCCCCTTCCTGCGCGTGGTGCGGCCGGAGGACGGCTCCGTGCTGCGGTACAGCCCGGAGGCGGTGCAGGACGTGCTGGACTTCTTCTCCCTGCTGTGCTTCGGACAGAACGAGTGGGCGGGAAAACCCTTTGTACTGCTGCCCTGGGAGGAGCAGGCCATCCGGCAGTTTTACGGCGTCCAGGTCCGGGACGAGGACGGGACCTGGGTGCGCTACCGCAGATTCCTCTACGACGAGATCCCCAAGAAAAACGGGAAGAGCGAATTTGCGGCCGGACTGGGCCTGTACCACCTCCTCTTCGACGGGGAGGAGCGGCCCCAGGTGGGGGTGTTCGCCGCCGACAAGAACAACGCCGACATCATCTACCAGTGCGCCAAGTATATGGTGGAACACACCTGCCTGGGACAGCCGGAGGGGGACCCCATCGCCTGGGCCAGGGACAGCCGGCGGGAAATCCACACTAAATACGGCGGCGTGCTGAAGGTCTACTCCTCCGACGCGGACAGCAAGCACGGCTATTCCTTTTCCGCCATCCTCATCGACGAGCTGCACGCCCAGCCCAACCGGCGGCTGTGGGACGTGCTTACGGTGGGATCTGACGCCGCCCGGCGGCAGCAGGCGGTGATCGTGCTGACCACCGCCGGGGACGACCCGGACCGGAAGAGCATCGGCTGGGAGATCCACGAGAAGTGCCGGCGCATCCTGGCCTGGCGAAAAGGCGAGCCGGAGCGGGAGCTGGACGAGGACGACCCCCAGTGGTGCCCCATCATGTACGGCATTTCGGTCCTCACCCAGGACGACCCGGACCGGATCGTGGAGTTGGACATCTTTGACGAGGCGCTGTGGCGGGAGTGCAACCCCTCCTATGGCGTGACCATCTCCCCCCGGAAATTCCGCTCGGACGCCCGGGCGGCCAGGCAGAGCGAGGCGGCGGAGCGGAACTTCCGCTGGCTGCGTTTAAATCAGTGGATCGCCACCAAGGACGTAGGGTGGATGCCCCTGACCCTGTACGACAAGACACAGTGGACCCGCCCGGAGTGGAGGCCCCTCAGCGCGCCGGCGCGGAGACAGGCCGCCCGGGACGTTCTGGAGGGAAAGACCTGCTATGGCGGGCTGGACCTGTCCACCACCACCGACCTGACCGCCCTGACCCTGATCTTTCCGCCCCAGGAGGGGCTGGACACCTGGACGACCCTGTTCTGGGCCTGGCGGCCGGAGGACGGGGTGCTGGAGGCCGAGCAGAGGGACCACGTCCCATACCGGGACTGGGGCCGGGCGGGCTTCCTGGAGCTGTGCCCGGGGGACATGGTGGACTTCACCATGGTGGAGGACACAGCGGCCTGGTGCGTGGAGCATTTCCACTTGGACACCCTGGGTGTGGACCCCTACCTCTCCCGCACCCT